CCATCTTCTGTAGTTGCATATGTTCCATCTGGAGTATATCCAATATCAACTTGTGTAAGAGCGCACATTTTAAACTGAGGGACGTTTCTATTTACTTTTGATCCACGCATAATGTAACTTGCACTAGATCTGGAACTTTAATAAACCCTGCTTGGTATCCTTCGTTATCAAATGACACTTTTAATGCTTCTGCTCCAGAATTAGCATAGGGAAGCATAGCTTTTTTGAAGATTTTTATAATTTTTTCAATATTGTCTGCTTCTTTTTTACTTCTTGGAACCAGTTTATAATTTAGTGTAAAATTTCTTAGATCAAGCCCAGTAAATAATAATTCTGTATTTGGATTAAGAATAACACCACGAGTGCTACTAAAAACATCATCAAGAGATACACTTTCCCCAGTAATTTTTCCTATAGCAGCAGATATTAGTTGAGCTCCAGCTATACTTGCAACTCTTTCAACTCCCTCATTTAGTGTTTCACCAAATTGTTTTAATCCTTCCATCATATTAGTTGCTCCAGCAGTTCTCATAATACCTGCTCCAGTATTGCTGAAGTTTTTTCCAGTCCAGTTTGCTTTGAAACCAGTAGAAATATCTTCTGGCATATAGAGGAGAATTGAATCTAATGTAGTTTTGCTATATTGAGAATCTACAGAAGCATTATATTTGTTTAAAGATTCTAATCCAAATTCTGCTGTGCTTCCATCGTTTTTAAATGGTGGATTATATTCAAAAAATTCAAAAGATACATAGTCTCCATCAGCATTTATAGGACTATCGTGTGGATATCTTAGGGTTGTGTTCGTAATTGTCGCACTAGATGCTTTGACTGCAAGTTTTCCTATAGTTGTTTTGTCTTGCCCTTCAGCGGATGCTTTATTATTTTGAGCATTTGCTTCAGACTGAGAAGCACCTCCTGGTCTTCCTCCATTTGGAGATACACCAGATCCTCCTCCAGTTCCAATCGTTCCAGATTTTGAGCTCGATCCTGTTGTAGATCCTGGTGCTGCTGGTACTGGCATTATTGTGTCATCTCCCTACTTTGTTTTGTACCGTATCCTTTGATTACTCTATGACCTGTAATTTTGTCATAATATTTTTCACTGGATTCTTTCCAAACTTCCTCTTTACTAATAGGAAATTTAACACCACTCACATCTTTAACAAAATCTTCAGTTGGCAAAAGAATAGCAGTATCCCATTCTGACGCAGCAAGATCAATATACAATCCTTGTACATGATTGTGTATGTATTTATGGAAACATACTTTGGGTATATCAATCTTTCCTTCCATCAATTTTTTGACACAAATAATTCTTTTCTTGATTGGAAGATAGTGTAAATTTGCGCCCCAGAATTCATCTTTATTTGATTTGATTACATAAACAAGAGGAAATCTATCATAATAAGGAAGCCATCTCATCTTTGCTTTGTACTCAAACATGTAAAGATGTCCTTCAACAACATATTTTCTGAGTTCATTTGAATCTTGCTCTTTTATTGCTCCCCCTTTATCACTCTTCTCATCTAAGATATATTTGTCAAAATTTTTCTTATATTTTCCTGCCTCTGATTTTACAGCAGCAACATACCAACTGTATGTTTTTTTCTCTCCTCCTGTTGCTGCGGTTACTCTTTCAAAAAGAGTTCTGTATCCTGGTTGTTTATTAACTTGATTTCGTTGGATAGCTCCAAATCCTTGTGCCATTGCTATACTCCTAAATGGTCTTCGGTGAGTATCAAAAAGTTCATCTGCCTGTCTTCACAATACTCACGGGCGGCGGACCATTTAGCTTGGTTCTTGACAAAAGTTAAAGCAGCATTACGATAGGCAGCAGTTTTTCTGTTTGCTTCATTTGGTGGTAATGTTTGTCTTTTTGGTTTGATCTCAATAATATACTTGGCGATCTTGCCATCCTTTTCACGGACCTTAATATAGAAATCAGGATAGTAGCGTCGAACCTTTCCATCTGGAGCACGATACGGAATAATTATTTCCTCACTGCCCCACTCCATGATCGATGGGTTATTATCACAGAACACCATGAACTTTCGTTCCCATAATGATCTATAGATAATATTGGTTGGATTACCACGATACTTTCCTGGATTTACGGGTTTGTAAATACCAGAGTATGCCATAAATATAGTTGTACCAACATAGGTATTTAGTGTGTCTATAGATAAGTTCATAAACACTGTTGCTAAGTATGGCGGAATGTCATACAGTAATAACTTTGAAGTAAAATTCATCAAACCACCAGTGTTTTATACTGATATTGATGAAATAGTCTCGATGTTTTGCGATGAAGCACAACTGCCCAACGTAAATACTGCTCAAGGACAGTATAATGGAATATATGTTGGTAGTGGATCTGTTAGTTACGCTCATACGAGAGTTTATACAGAACTTCAATTGGGATTTATGTTGGATGCTAATTTATCTGCTCTTAAATTTTTAAATAAATGGATGGATTGGATGTTTAGCGGTAGTAGCTCTGAAGCTGTTGGAAGTCAAGAATGGAGTGACCAACAAAATAATAATTCTTTATCTCAACTTCAATCTCTTGCAACACTTAGAGCTTCAAACCGAAATATAAGAGTGAAGTATAAGAACAATTATACTTGTACATTATTGATTAGTAAGACAGAGCAAGGTCCTTATGCTGCAAACCAGAGAGCACCTATCACATATGTACTAGAAGAAGTATATCCATATGCAATAGATGCTATTCCTTTATCATATGGTAACGCACAAATTACGAAAGTTTCTGCTCAGTTTTCATATGCCAGACACTATACGATTCCTAATAATATAACCACAGTTGCTGGAACATTAAACGGAATGTATAAAGGAGAACAAAAAACTGCGGTACAACAAAAAGTAGTTCCTGGTCCCAAAAATTGATTTTGATTTTCACAAAAGTGGAAAAATTTTTTCCGCCAAAAAATCGCTAAAAAAGTCGCACTAAATATCATTATGATCTGATTTAGGTATAATGGCATTACCACAAATTGTACTTCCAACCTATGAGTTGGAAATTCCGTCATCTGGCAAAAAAATCAAATATCGTCCATTTGTTGTAAAAGAAGAAAAATTGCTTTTACTGGCATTAGAGACAAATGACGAAAAACAAGTTGAAGATGCCTTAAAAAATTTACTAAAAAATTGTATTCAAACAAAGATCAAGTTAGAAGATCTAGCAATCTTTGATTTGGAGTATATTTTTCTCAATATTCGTGCTGTTTCCGTTGGGGAAAATATCGAGATGAACATCACTTGTCGTGATGATGAAACAACTATTGTAAAATACAATCTTGATCTCACAAAAGTTAAAGTGACGAAACCAGAGGGTCACGACAGTAAAATTATGCTCAGTGATACAATGGGTATGATTATGAAATACCCATCATTTGACGATTTTGTGAGAACCTCAATATTAGGATCACCAATTACAGCAGATGGTGTAATCGAATCTATGGCTGATTGTGTCGATCAAATTTTTGATGGTGAAGAAGTTTATGATAGTTCAACAACTAGCAAAAAAGAATTTATTGATTGGATTGAAGGACTTACCAATCAGCAGTTTGAAAAAGTCAGACAATTTTTTGAAGATACTCCAAGACTAGAGCATACGTTTTCACTTAAGAATCCAGCAACAGGTGTAGTTTCAGAATATACTATTTCTGGACTAACAAATTTTTTCGGATAGCACTCTTCCACAATAATTTGGAAGGGTACTATAAAACTAATTTTGCTTTGATGCAGCACCATAAATATAGCTTGACTGAGATTGAAAATATGATGCCTTGGGAAAGGCAAGTATATACCACTTTGCTGATGCAGTATCTCGAACAAGTTAGACAAGAACAACAAAAAGCGGCACAGTAATGGCACACGGTTTTCTTACACCAGAATCAGTATCAGGAGATAATTTTTGGAAGAATGCCAAAGATTTGTTTAATTTGCTGCAGAGATTAAAAAAGAAAAAGGCACCACCAGAAGAGGTGGTGCCAGCAGTAGTATCTGAATTACAAAAAGCACTTCCACCAGGAAGACAAAAATTATTATCACCTGGAGCTCAAAAATTATTATCTAGATCAAATCAAAAGGCATTAACTGGTAGCAAACCAGCAAATATGCTTCAGGGAGCTCCAGTTGCTAAAATGCTTGGTGCTGGTAAAAGTGAAATTACAATTAAACAGCAATTATCTTTACCACCAGGAGGTCCTAAATTACCTCCATCTGATGCATCTCCAAATGATGCTACTAGAACAAAAGGTGGAACATTTACAAATCTGCCTGGAATTTCTTCTGCTCCTAAAAAATTAGATTCTGAGGCATTTTTTAAGGCGGCACAAACTGGAGTTGATCCACAAACTGGTCGTTATTTGTCAAGTGAGGAAAGAAAGGATTTCTTAAAGAAATCAAAAGCAACGATGAATGCCCCAGCAAGTGTAGCATCTGCTGGTATTGCATCTGCTAGCACTAGTATTACAAAAGGTGATGAAGAGATAGTTTCTTCTGTTGAAAATTTAACGAAAGTAGTTACAAGTTTGGTGGATGCTGTAAAAGCACAAACTTCTGCACAACTTAAGGCAGCAAATGCCCAAAAAGCAAGTACAGAAAGAACAGCAAATAGAGCATTGGCAGCTGCTGAAGAGAGTTCTATGGAACAATCAGCAGATTTGTCTGGGACACTTACTCCATCTGGTGGTATAGGTTCTCTGACGCCAGGAGGTGGTTCTGGTGGTGGAGGACTTCTTAGTGCTGCTGGGAATATGGTTGCTGGAAAAGTAGCTGGAAAAGCAGCACAAGCAGTTACAAAACGTGGATTAAGTAGAGCACTTCCAAGAATCGGAGCAAGTGTTGCTGGTAAAGCGGGTGCAAGAGCTGGGGCACAAACAACAGCAAAAATTGGAACTAATGTAGCAGCAAAAACTGGTGCAAAAGCAGCGGCAAGAATGATCCCAGGAGTTCAAACCGCTCTTGGTGTTGGTTTTGCAATGGATTCTTTCTCAAAAGGTGATGTTCTTGGTGGGTTGTTAAATCTTGGTAGTGCAATTCCTGGACCTTTGGGATGGGCATTTTTAGGTGGTAGTGTTGCAAATGATTTATCAAAAGGTGGATCAGCGGAAGTAGCTCCATTTGAGAAAGGTGGTATTATTTCTTCTCCAACTTTGTCTGTGATGGGTGAAGGAAATAAAAAAGAAGGTGTTTTCCCACTTCAAGGTAAAGAAGGAAAGAAAACATTTGAGATGTTTGGTCAAGGTATGATCGATGCCCAAAAGAAAAATAAAAGAGAATATGCTTCTATTCAATCTGCTGGATTGAGACAATATTATGAAAATGAAGGTGGTGGAGAAAAATTAGGTAAAAGTCTTGCTAGTATTTGGGGTAAAATTGGCGGTGTTCTTGGAGGTTTATTCAGTGGCACTTTAAACTCTTTAATGGGCGCCGCAAATGCAACAGAATTTAATCCAGCAGCGGATTATTTGAATGCGTCTGGTGGCACGCAAGATATGATGACACTTGCCACTGTTGCAGCTTTAGAATCTGGATCTTCTCAGGGGCAGGCTGACGTTGCACAGTCTGTTTATAACAGATTAGCAGATAAAACATATGGAAGTTCAATTACTGATATTTTGACAAGACAAGGGCAATATCAAGTAGCATTTAAAGATCCCACAGCAAGTAGTGGAGCTGGAACCCAAGTTGCTGATGTATTCAAAAATATTAAAACAGAAGATGATGCCGTAAAGGCAATGATGTATTATTATAATAAAAGAGGACAAAAAATTACAGCTGAACAGGCTCGTCAGAAATTGAGAGGATCTGTTTCAGCGATACAAAATGCAGAATTGCAGAGAAAAGCAGCTCTTCACGTTGGTGGAAGAACTGAATTTCTAGCTAGAGGTCAAGGAGGCAGAGGTTCTGTATCTAGGGGTGGTGGATCTGATAATGATTTCTTTGCTGCATATGGTAGTGGAAATCAAATGAAAAGAGGAGCAGCAGCGGTTCCAACTGGATTATTTGCACCAGCAGCTGGAGGAGGAAGTCCTTCAATAGCTGCAGCTGCACAATCTTTGAGAGGAATGGATACTTCTGGTGGTCCTGGTGGAGGAAGTGTCAGTTGTGTATATGCTGTAAATAAAGTTTTTGCTAAAGCTGGAGTAAAACCGCCTTGGGGTGGAGCTCAGAGTACAGATGCTGTTATTAATGCGGCAAGAAAAGCGGGATGGCAACAAGTTGGATTTAACGATGCCAAACCAGGAGATCTTTGGGCATATGATGCTAATGATGGAAAATCTGGACACGTTGGCATTATGATGCCAAATGGTAAAGTTCTTTCTAATTCCAGTTCTCAGAAAAAATTTATTTGGGAAGCAGATCGATCTGCCTTGCTAAGTGAATATCCCAAAAATGGAATGAC